TTAAATGGAGTCAGTTTTGTTGGTTAGACAATGATCCAGATACGGTTAAGTATAAGTGTGAATCTTGTGCCGAGTTAATAGATCATTCCCATAAGAGAAAGATGGTAGAACAAGGTGAATGGAGGGCAACAGCAGCTAGTTCAAATCCTAAACATATAGGTTTTCATATTTGGGCTGCTTATTCTTATAGCCCCAACGCTTCATGGTCAAATTTAGTAGAAGAGTTTTTAACATCAAAAGACGATCCTGAGCAATTAAAAGTTTGGATTAATACTATTTTAGGAGAGACATGGGACGATAGCTACCAAGCAAAAGTAAATGCAGACGGATTGATGCAAAGAGCAGCAGATTCAACATATACAAAAGCTAATCCACCTGATGAAGTATTATTTTGTGTTGCTGGAATTGATACACAAGATGATCGTCTTTCAATGTCAATCTTTGGAGTAGGAAGAGAATTTGAATTATTTTTAGTTGATAGAAATGTTATATATGGATCTCCTGCAAGGAAAGATGTATGGAAACAATTAGACGAAATCTTACTTGGGACTTATGAGACTCAAGGTGGTCATACTGTAAAAATTCTTAGTTCAGCCATTGACACCGGAGGACACTACACTCAGGAATGTTACCAGTACGTTAGAGAAAGAGGTAAATGGGGACTAATTGGAATAAAAGGTGTAGGTACTAAAGGAAAGCCAGCATTAGGAAAAGCTAGTGCTGTTGATATTAACTATGTTGGTAAATCTGTCCCTAATGGAGTTAAGTTATATCCAGTTGGTGTAGATATGGTAAAAACTTTGCTTCATAATAAATTGCGTGATGCAGAAATTGGTTCTGGTTATATACATTTTTTTAAAGAAATTACTCATGATTACTTTGAGGAACTTACAGCAGAAAAGCAAAAGTTATTTACAAAGAATGGATTCCAAGAAAGAGTATGGGTTAAGAAAAATGGTGCAAGAAATGAAGCATTAGATGAAATGGTTTATTCATGGGCTGCATTAGAAAAACTTTTACAAACTTTTGATAGAAGAACAATATTTAACCAATTTGAAAGAGAAAGAAATAATATTGAATCTAACAATGAGTCTAAGCTAGACTCAAAGAAGGTAATTCGACCTAAAAGATCGAATTTTGTCTCTAATTGGTAAAAAAACGTGTTATTTCCCTCTAAAATTCGTGCTGGTGACTTTATTCAATGGAAGTTAAATGCCACAAATGATGTCTATGGAAACCCAATAAGCAGTCCGGATTGGACAGTTTCTTATTTTCTTAGAACTAATAAAAGTAAAGTTGGCACATCTGTTCAAAGTACAGCAGATGGTGATGATTTTAAGTTTGAAATACCATCATCTACAACAGTTCAATTTTCGCAAGGAGATTGGTTTTATCAGGCAGTGGCATCAAAGTCCGGTAATCAAAAACAAACAATAGCAACTGGTAAATTTACAGTTTTGCCAAGTTTAGAATTTACTGGCACTACACCTAGACCTTTTGATGGTAGATCTGATACAAGAAAAACATTAGATCTTATAAATAAAGCTATAGATGATATTGTTGCAAACGGTGGTGTTCAAGAATATAAGATTGGTACTAGATCTGCTAAAAAATATGAGTTAGGAGAACTATATATATTGAGAACTAAATACTTAGCTCAGTTAAGATTAGAAGAACAAGCTGAAACAATGGCTAATGGTTTAGGTAATCCAAGAGCTATGTTTGTGAGGTTTAAGTAATGAATCGTTTTCAGAGAGCAATTATTAGATTAGTTGCACCAAAGACCTTAAGAAAAAACAGATCTGCTAGATCATATCAAGGTGCATTAATCAGTAGATTAACGGCTGATTGGCGATCAAGTCAGTTGAGTCCAGATGCAGAAGTAAGACAAGGTTTAAGAAAATTAAGAGACAGATCAAGAGAATTAATAAGGAATAATCCATACGCTAAGCAAGCAAAAAGATCCACTCAGCTAAATATAGTTGGAACTGGAATGGATTTTCAGTCTCGTGTTAAGCAAATAAGAGGTAATAAAAAAGATGAAAGAATTAATGATTTAATAGAAGAAAAATGGGCTGAGTGGTCAGAAGCGACTAATTGTGACTGTGCTGGTAAACATAGTTTTCATGAATTTGAATGGTTAATGGCAGGAGCATTGCCTGAGAGTGGTGAATGTATTTTTAGAATAGTTAGGCAGCCATTTGGAGAATCAAAAGTACCATTAGCATTACAAGTTATAGAAAGTGATTTATTAGACGAAGAATATAGCGGAGCAACTTTAGCTAAAGGTAATGAGTGGAGAAACGGAGTTGAAGTTGATTCATGGGGCAGAGCAGTACGTTATTCCATAATGTCCCGACACCCCGGAGATGCTTATTATTTAACTAATCAAGGAAAACAAAAGCAAAATTTATTAGTTCCAGCAAAAGATATAATCCACCTATTCCTTCCCGAAAGGCCCGGCCAAAATAGGGGTGTACCTTGGTTCCACCCTGTCATGGACGACTTACATCAACTGTCAGGATTTGAAGAAGCTGCTGTAATTAGAGCAAGGATCGGAGCTTCTATAACCGGTTTTATTACTAATAATTCTGGAGAATTAATAGGTGATGACATAGAAAATAATGAAAGACTTCAAGACTTTGCACCGGGGGAATTTAGGTACCTAGCTCCGGGTGAAGGAATAACTGTCCCAGATATTGATTACCCTCATCAGCAGTATGAGATGTTTGTCAAAAACAAGGTCCGTAGGTTCGCAGCCGGATTTGGCTGTTCGTATGAAACGATTAGTAAAGACTTTAGCGAGACTAACTATTCTAGCTCAAGGTTAAGTTTGTTAGAAGACAGAACACACTGGCAATTCTGTCAAAGATATATCATCAAAAATTTTCATAAAAGAATATTTAAAGAATGGCTTTCTTTAGCTGTATTAGCTGGTGAGTTAGATTTTCCTGATTATGCTTCAAGACCTTCTAGGTATTGCAAACCTGTATGGATTCCACCAACACAACACTACATAGATCCATTAAAAGAGGTGAAAGCTTACCGTGAAGCTGAACAAGCTGGATATATGTCTAAGTCTCAAGTTATAGCAATGAGTGGAGGTGGAGATTATGACGATATTATTAGAGAAATATCAAGAGAGCAAGATGTAGCAAAAGGTTTAGGAGTAACTTTAGATAAGGATTTAGATCTTACTATTGAGGAAGGCCAGCTTGAGTTAGACTTGCCGGAAGTAAAACAAGTAAGTAAAACTAAAAAAAGGAGTAAAAAGTAAATGGCAAATGTAAACGGTGTTTCTATAAATCTTATGCCTACTGATGGCATGAGGACAGAAGCAAGACGTTACAGGGAATGGAAGAAGGAAGGAGAAGGAGGAGGTACAGATGTAGCTAGGACTAGAGCAACACAAATATTAAGCGGTAATGAGCTATCGGCTGATACTGTTATTACAATGAACGCATGGTTTGCCCGACATGAATCGGACAAATCGGGCAAAGGTTTTCGTCCGGGCGAAGATGGCTATCCCAGCAACGGGAGGGTCGCTTGGGCCGCTTGGGGCGGGGACGCAGGACAGTCTTGGTCCAGAACCAAGTCTAATCAAATCAAAAAAGCTAGGGAGCGAACTATGTCTGAAGACTATGAAATTAAAACAGAAGATACAGTTAGAGCAGCACCAGACGCTCTAAAAACTGGCGACTTTGTTGCTTGGAACGCTAGTGGTGGTCGAGCTAGGGGTAAGATTACTCGTATAGTTAGAGATGGAGAAATAGATGTACCAAGCAGTTCTTTTGTCATAAAAGGCACACCAGAAAATCCTGCTGCTTTGATACAGGTTTATAGAAATGGTGAGTCAACAGATATTTTTGCTGGACATCGTTTTAGTGCTTTATCAAAAATAGCTCCAATTAGAGTTATTACTTCAGATGACAAACTAGAAAGAAAAGAAGTTACTGATTTTAAAAATGTAAAATCAAGAACTTTTGAGTTTCCTTTCTCAAGCGAACTACCAGTAAAAAGGTTTTTTGGTGACGAAGTGTTAAGCCACGAAGAAGGAAGTGCAAATTTAGTAAGACTAAATGATTCTGCTCCGTTTCTCTTCAACCATAATCCTGATAAAGTTCTAGGGGTGGTCGAAAGTGCCTATATAAATCCTAGCGACATGAGAGGTTACGCTAAAATCCGCTTTTCTCGCTCTAAATTCGCTTCTGAAGTCTTAGAAGACGTTAAAGACGGTATTTTGCGTGGGATTAGTTTTGGGTACAGTCTGGACGAAGTGGAAGAAACGGACACTGGACTCCGTGCGACCCGTTGGACCCCACACGAAGTTAGCTTGGCAACGATCCCAGCAGACAACTCAGTTGGGTTCGGAAGATCTTTAGTAGAGAATATTTCATCAGAAAATGTTACTTTAGAGAAGGAAAACATTATTATTAATGATAACGCTCCTCTTGAGGAGACTCGTTCTGCGGAATCTACCGCACAATCCAATCCGTCTATGGAAGAAACAACTAAAGAAACTGCGGTGGAAACAAAGCCAGCCGTAGAAATTGATGTTCAAGCTGAAGTGCAACGTGCTTTAGATGAGAACAATGCTCGTGTTGCTGAAATCACTTCAACTTGTCGTGAGTTTGCAGAATACGGAGCAGAAGAACTTACCGAAACTTTAATTAAGGGTGGTAAGTCTGCTACTGAAGCAAGATCTGCAATATTAGATCTTGTGAAAAATAAAAAAGTAACCCCTATTCGTTCAACCGACATGCAAATTGAAGGCAAAAAATCTGAGGAGTTCTTAGATAAAAAAGAAGCACAAAGCTTCTCATTCTTAAGAGCTATCAATGCTCTTGCAAATCCTGCTGATAAAGCAGCACAAGAAGCAGCATCATACGAGCGTGAAGTCTCTGAAGAAGCAGCAAAGCGTTATGGCAGACCAGCAAAAGGTATTTTGATTCCTAACGAAGTACTTAAGAGGGACTTGAATGTTGGGACTGCTGCGGACGGAGGAAACCTTGTGTCCACAGATTTACTCAGTGGCTCATTTATAGAAATCTTGAGAAATAAGATGGCTATAATGGAAGCAGGAGTAACAATGCTAACAGGACTAGAGGGCAATATTGCGATTCCTAAGCAAGATGGGACAACAGCAGCTTACTGGGTAGGAGAAGGAGCAGCACCTACAGAAGGACAGCAAAGCTTTACTCAGATTTCAATGACACCAAAGACAATCGGTGCATTTACTGACTTCACTAGAAAAACTCTTTTACAGTCTTCTATTGATATTGAAGCTTTTGTTAGAGATGACATTGCTAAGAAGATCGCTCTTGAGCTAGATCGTACAGCTATCTATGGAACTGGTTCTTCTAACCAGCCACTAGGTCTGACTCAAACTTCTGGTATTGGCTCTCAATCCTTGACAGGCACAGGCACATTTTCCGAGTACATAGGTATGGAGACTGATGTTGCGGTTGCAAATGCAGAAGGTAATTCAATGAAATACCTTATTAATGCGACAACAAGAGGTGCTTTAAAGTCAACAGAGAAGACAAGTACTTCAACTGCTAATTTTGTGTTCGAGAACAACCAAATTAATGGTTATGACGCTATCACTACAAACCAGCTTGCAAATAATGATGCAATCTTTGGTGATTTCAGTCAGTTTATTGTTGGTATGTGGTCTGGTTTAGATCTGACTGTTGATCCTTTCGCTGGGGCAACTGCTGGTACTGTAAGAATAATTGCCCTACAGGACATAGACTATGCCGTGAGACAAGCGGGAGCATTTTGTTTCGCTACTTAGTATGAAAGTTAAATTAATACGCAGCGTATTGATAGCTGGAGTCCATAAGGACTCCGGCACTTCTTTAGACGTTGACAATGATTTAGCTAGAACGCTAATTGGAAGCGGTAAAGCAGTTGTTGAGACTGAAAAGCCAAAGCCTAAAGCAAAAGCAAAACCCAAAGCAAAACCTACAGTTGATAACGACAAAAACAATGGGACTTAATAGAGCAAATCTCGAAAGATTGGAATTTCTAGCCGGACTTCCAACAGGAGAGAAAACTGCTACTGGTAATGGTAGTGGAGTAGATCTAAAAGGTTATGAAGGGGACGTATTATTCGTTCTTGATTCTGCTGCTGGTGGAGGTTCTTCACCAACATTAGATGTAACTATTGAGGATTCTGATGATAATTCAACTTTTGCATCTTTATCAGGAGCAGCTTTTACGCAAGTTACTGGTACTGCATCAACACAAAAAATAACCATAAGTGCTGATGAGTGCAAAAGATATGTGCGTGTTAAATACACCATTGGAGGATCATCACCTACATTTACATTCTCTGTAAATGGTTTAGGTTTACAAAAATACGGTTAAATTATTAGCCCCTTAGAGGGGCTTTTTCTTATGGTTTTTAAAGAAAATCTAAATGTATTTTTTGATGAGTTCACTGACGAAGTGATATATGATAATGCTATTTATTTTGGAATGTTAGATGAACCTGATGAAATAATTGCAGATAATACTATCTTGTCAACAGAGTATGAATTGAAAGTAAAAACAAGTGATTTTAAAAAAGTTTTATTTGAAAAGACAATGCTTGTAAATACGATTCCTTATACAGTCAGAAATATAAGAAAAATAGACGATGGTAAGATTTCAATCATTAGTTTGAGTAAAGACGATGACGACTAAAAGAGAACAAATACTTGCAAAAGTTAAAACAATTTTGACTACTACTACAGGTATAAATAAACGTATATATAGAAATAGAGTAGAACCATTTGCTCGTGAAGAATCACCTAGTATTGTTGTTGAGTTTTCATCTGATAATCCTTCTTTAAGAAATCGTGATTTTATTGATTGGACTTTATCTATAAGAGTAATAGTTATATGCAGGCATAAAAATCCAGACACAAAAGCTGATGCTACAGTTGAAAGTTTACATACAAAGTTAGTTGCAGATCAAACATTAGGAGGTTTAGCTATAGATGTAAGACCTTTATCAGTTGATTTTCAGTCTATTGAAGCTGATACACCAGCAGGAATATATACTTGTAATTATGAAATTGATTACAGATCTACATATAATGATTTGTCAACATGATTTATAAATAATATGATTACTTTATACGCAACTTTTCACTACAATGAGTAATGAAAATCCGGGTGAGGGTGGTAGTTACCTACTTGATCCTAAAACTGGCAAAAGAACACTTATAAAAAGGACTTTGCCATCTCCAGAAAAAAACACCGAGGTAAAAACTGATGACACTACTGACCAACAAACAGAGTCTAACGATTGAAACAGAATCAGCGTATAACGATAACACCACTCCTACTGGTGCTGACGCTCTTTTAGTTTCTAATCTAAGTGTTACTCCAATGTCTAGTGATTCTGTCACTAGAGAATATGTAAGACCTTATTATGGTGCATCAGAATCATTACTTGCCAACTTAAAAGTTGAAATAAGTTTCTCAGTCGAGTTCGTGGGCAGTGGGACAGCCGGTACCCCTCCCGGCTATTCTAAAGCTTTACTCGCATGTGGACTTTCAG